CCTCTAAAGCAGTCCCGATATAAGGGTATTGTTGATCAGAAAAAGAAGAGTGCTCGTAAGTATTTCAAGTAGATTTCAATGACATCTAAGAACACATCTTCAGCGCTATGTAAGCGTATTCTTAGAAATCCAAGGCCAAAACGAGTTCCAAAAAAAGTAGGCTGGACGCCTCCTCATGTTCTTGCTGTAGTTAAAAAAACTCCTTCAGAGGAAGAATTAAAAGCGTGGCTGTCTACGGTTTCAGGATTCGTTAGCGCGTTGACTCAAGATATGGAAGGGTATAAATCAAGTTTCTATGACTATCAATTAGAACACATGGAAAATATGTCGTCGTTTAGACATATCGACAAAGCTAGACAGGTTGGATTCAGTTATGCATTTGCTGCGGAAGCGTTGGCTAAATGTCATATTCAGCATTTACAAACATCTATTTTTATCTCATATAATCAAGAAGAAGCGAATGAGAAGATTAGGTTCGCACGCGCGCTTTACGAAACAATACCAGCTAAGTTTCAAAAGAAGTTGATTGTTGATAACAAACAATCTCTCGAGTTTGACTATAACGGTAAAAGAACAAGAATTCTTAGCTTTGCACAACGTCAACCTCGTGGTAAAGGAAATAATACGGATGTTTATCTTGACGAATTAGCCCACATGATTTGGGCTAGACCAATATATGTAGCAGCGTTGCCAGTTATTACTAGAGGTACTGGTGTATTAACAGCGGCGTCGACTCCTCTTGGCAAAAATAATCTGCATTATGAAATATCTACAGATGAAGAAAAATATTACATGTTTTCAAGAATGAGAGTGTCATGGTGGGATTGTTCTGAACTTTGTACTAATGTTCCGTTGGCCCGTATTAACGCTCCGAGAATGGAAACGGAAGAGCGTGTTGAACAATTTGCCACAATGAAGCTGAAAGCATTTCTTTCGGCTATGGATATAGATGATTTCAGGCAAGAATATGAATTGTATTATGCTGATGAAATACAGTCATATTATCCGCTAGATTTGATCAAGTCGTGTACTTATGACTATGAGAAGAGTAATTTTGCGTCAAATATAAATCCATCTGAAACGGCTAAGGGCTGGGATCCAGTTGGAGAAAATGAGGAGAAATTTGTCGAAGAAACGATAATGGATAGATATAGTGATAAAAAGATCTTTTGGCATCAAGATGGTTTGTTTTTGTATAGAGGCCCATACAGTCCGGTATCCAAAGTGAATTACTTGATCGATAAAGTAGTGTCCAGTATGAACAAGAATCAATATGGGCGAACGTTGATTGCTGGTGTCGATATTGGTAGAAAGAAAAACTCGTCTGAAATTTCGGTATTTGAACAGATTGATTTTGGTGGTTATAACCTGCATGTTGAGCGTATATCCGTTGAGTTGGTGGATATTGCTTTCAAGGAACAGCGTGCGATATTAAGAAGTTTTCTTGAAAGATTGCCAATTAAGAAGATGCGAATTGATGGAACTGGAATGGGTATTGATATTGCTGAAGGTTTGGAAGAAGAGTATGGGAGACAACGTGTTGAATGTGTAATCTTCAACATTGACAATAAAGCCGAGATGGCTAAAAACTTCAGGTATCGTTTAGAAGATAGAACCATTGCTTTGTATAACGATCACGATTCAATTCAGCAAATCCATAGTATTAAGAAGACTATAACTGATGCGTCTAATGTCAAATATGGTACGTCTAAAACAGTCAAGAAGCATCATGGCGATAAGTTTTGGGCGAAAGCTCTAGCTAGTAGCGGCGGTGATAACTACGATAGGAACAAGGTTGTTCGTTCGGTTCTTGGAAATATGGCGTCACATGAGCGCATTTTCACCCCACATCATACGAAGGGCGGTATAATAGTTCCATTGCAACAACATCTAAGTATTCCTATTATTTCCAGACCTAAAATTGGTGTTAGATTTGATGGGAACAAGATTTCATTTGCGAATCCAATGTGGAATATATTTGCGGATACTTCACTAAAAGAGGTTTAACGTCATGATGACGCAACATTCAATTAAAAGAGTTCCGATGCCAAAAACGTCGGAATTGTCTGATATTCCAAGCGAAGCTAGATTTATATTATCGCAGTTCAAGGATAATATCCCTTTAAAGGATTATAAGAATTTGGCGCGGGTTGTAGTTGACACGGCTAATGGTAAAATTCCTACATTACGCAATGCGAAGCTGTATCATGATAATCCCAATTTAGTTAATATTTACAGATCCATATACGAAGCGGCTGGTGAATATAATCCTGATAAAATTCCAATTGCAACATATGAGAAAATGAAGTTGCATCCGCAGATTGCAATTGCGGATGCAGTGACAGACCTACCGATTATTGCACAGAATTATCGGATTGATTGTACTTCAAAAGAAATCATGGCGCTCGTTAATGAGGCGCTTGTACCTATTTATAGAAATACAGTGAAGGAATTGCTGAAGGCGAAGAGATATGGTTTCGTTGCTGGTCAGAAAATTTATGACGTGAAGAAGTTCAATATTTCTGAAACAGATGAGGAAGGTAAAGAGAAAACTGTTTACAACGATTGGGCGATGTACATTCGCAAAATCAAATTCGCTCATCCTTCAAGTATTACAGTTTATCGAGATGAACTTGAAGATATTAAATCTGTTCAACAAAAACCGACTACCACAAATCCAAAACCAGCCAAGATAGCAATCGTCAGGATGGTTTGGTTCGCTCCTGATGAGGAATATGGAAATGTGTTTGGAGATTCGCGGTACAAAGCCGCTTATCAGCCTTGGTATTGGTCGCAAGTTCTTATCCAATTTATGTTGCGATACATGGAACGCAGAGGGTCTCCGAGTGTGATCTGCGAAGCTCCTCCTGGGCAGTCGGTGACGGCTGATGGGACTATTGTTGATAATCTTGAACTTGCTCTTAAGATTGCAGAGTCTGTAAACTCAAATTCTGTAGCCGCATTGCCTAGAAGATTCGATAAGGGCAATAATAAAGAATGGGATATCTACTATCTTAAAGATGATGCAAGAAACGATATGTTTATTGATGCGCTAAAATTCCTTAATAGTATGATTACACGCGCAATGTTAGTCCCAGATCGAGTCGCGGTGAGCGATAGTACGAATACGAATGCTACTGCCGAGTCGCATACAGATGTCCACCTTTTAAATGAAGAAGCATACACGCAGTATATCGAAGCTGCTTTTAATGAGCAGATTATTCCTGATCTTGTTGAATGGAATTTTAAGGAAGGCGAGCGCAAGCCTTGTACGCTTAAGATTGAGCGTTTGAATCATAGTAGGAAAACGCTCGTTAAGGATATTTTGACTCGCATGATAATTCTTGCTGGCGGCGCTATGAAAGACGGATACATGCCAAAATACATGCCGTCCTTGAAAAAGATGCTTGATTTCTTGGAAGTTCCTGGAGAGGTTTTTGATTCTACTTTCTTGCTTCCTGAGCCAGATAGTGGTAATCCTAATGATATTACGCCTGATCCGAAGGATGCTAAAACCGATAGTACGCCCTTAGAAAAAGATCAAAAAGTTCAAGATAAGAATAAAGTAGCTCCACCAAGAAGCGAACGTAGTAGACGTGATCGTAAGTCCAGAGAAAGATTGTAGGCCATACGATGCCAGCAAAATTGGAAAGATGCGTTCAGGCATTGATAGCAAATAGGAAATTCAAGCCAGGAATGGAAGCTGGAAAGCGTAAGAGTTCGGCGTATGCTATTTGCACCGCATCGGCTAACAAGAACTGCGATGCAGCGGATATTATAGCAAACCTTCCACCTTACATTGACATTGAAGTTGACGATAATGGGTATATTACCCTTGGGGAAGTCGAAGGGTACGATTTCAGTGAGTATGATGAGAAACTTCTTGCTTCTGAAGATGTTGATTGTGAGAGTCCTTGCAGCAGCGAAACCGATGCTTCTGGAATATTCAGATTTAATTCTAGTTACGTGTTAGCAGCAAAAAAGGGAGATGACGAAGAAGACGCATTATGCAATATTGAGATGCTGCGTGCGGGCAAGTTCAAGCATCCGTGGCTTTCAAATACGGATGATGGTTTTTTATCCATTGACAGGAAGATGTTTTTGAATATCATCCAGAACTATCTGAATGATATTTTGCATCGCGAAGTTCCTCTTGATCTTGAACATAGGTCAGATGAAGGATCGTATGGATGGCTTCGCAAAGTGAGCATTTCCAGGCGTAAGTTCAACACTGGTAAGATTAAAGATGTTTTGAATGGTGGATGGGAATTAACCGAAGAAGGAAAGAAATTAATAGATGGTAAGAAGTATAAATACTTTTCTATTGAATTTGCGTTTGATCATAAGGACAAGGAAACAGAAAAATCTTACGGAACAACTATGAACGGCGGTGGTTTAACAAACCGTCCGTTCATTCCTGGTATGAAAGCAGTTGTGTTGAGTGAGGATTTCTCGAACGTCGACCATGGAAAGCCCGCCGTGGAAGATGAACAATCCGCTAAGACCACCGGTGGATCTATCGAGGGGTTCTCGGGTGTGTGTAATAGCGACGCTGAAAATTCTAACAAGGAGGTTAAGGCAGAAACAGAACAAAAATTAGCACAAGGCGACAAACCGAGACCAACAGATAGTAAATTACCGAATGCCGCTTTTGCTCTTATAAAGAGAGACAGCAGCGGAAAAATTATCAAGCGTTCGCTTCCACACCATGGACCTAGTGTTAAAAATCCTTCAGAGAACTCATCGATAGATCTTGGTAGATTGCGTAACGCATTGGCGAGGATTAATCAAGTTGACGGATTTACTACTTCTGAAATTTCAAGAGCTAAAAGTCATCTTGAAACACATGCCAGAGCATTATTGCCTTCTAAGAAAGATGGCAAGGCGTCTGACAACGAAAGAGAGGAGATAATGGATCCTATCACAAAGAAGATTGCTGAACTTCAAGATCAGCTGGATGCGTTTGAGGATCAGAAGTCCGAGGCGGCGCTCAAGCTGATGGGCGAGATTAAGTACCTCAACGATCTGAAGGGGAATGTTGAGGAGACTGCTAAGAAGCAGGAAGCAACATTCAGCGAGCAGATGAAGGAGCGTGATGCGAAGCTGACTGAGTATGCTGAGAATCAGAAGAAGTTGGCAGCGCAGTTGGCCAATATGGCGGAGAAGAATCGTCAGCTGGAAGTTTCGAAGTTTTATGATCTTCTCATTGCTGAGAATCACGCACCGGCTGTTGCAAAGGCCGCGCGTGATGTCCTGATGGGCGAGATCCAGAAGAATGGCGATGTTGTCACGAAGTTCAACGAGACCATTGACGGCAAGACCGTCGAGCATTCGTGTGATCTTCGTTCAGCACTGACTCATGTTCTGGCATCGATCCCGAAGGCTGGTAAGGTTGACAAGACTACGGAAATCAAGACCGAAGCGCCGAATGCTCCGCTGACTGATCCGAGCGCCAACGGCAAGGTCAAGGTTTCCGATGGCGAGGTTGATCTAAACGATGACGCGGCCATTCAACGGCGCGTGAAGAAGGCTGGTTACAAGACTGTGAAGGAAGTCCAGTAACAAACCAGACCAGAAGAGGAGAGATTCAGATGACTGAACTTAACAAGACCTACGGTTACAAGTATCACGATGGCACTGGTTTGGACGACGAACTGTTGGCTTCCGACCAGTATCAGATGATCT